CCCAGCTCCCGGGCTGTTATCCACAATGTCCACAGTCACGTCATCGAACACGACCGAGACGCCCGTCGCGAGCCCTGTTGCCATGCGTGCGATCAGCTCGTCCGCGCGGGGGAGCGCGTCGTCAAGGAAGCCGGTCGCCTCGAGGCGTCCGTCCACCCGCGTGATCGACTCGACCGCGCCGAACGTAAGGGTGCCCTCGTGGCTGCTGTTGTCGTCGGGGTTCCATTGAAGGGGGATGTCGAGGGGGTTGTCCCATGTCCACGCCCCGTCCGTCCACACCCGCCCGTCGCCAGTCATCTGGTTCTCGAACGCGATGCCCCCGCCGTTCATGGTGCGCCACTTCCGCTGCATGCCTCGACCTCCCGGGGAGTTCCGGGGGGAGCCTATGCGTCAGCGACTCTCCTCATAGGTGACCAGCGCGAGGTGGGCACGCTTCGTGTCAGCGACCTCGAACCGGACCCCGTTGTCGCCGTTGAACTCCGCGCGGTGGTCGAACCCCTCGAGCCAGATCGCGTCCGGGATGCGGACCGGGAACGCGTCACACGTGGGAGCGGGCGGGTAATCGAACGACGGGCGGAGGTGGACACAGCCGACGCAGATGGGTTGCAGCGTCTCCACGCCGGTCATCATGTCACCCAGGGTAGGACCGGACGGTCACTTGGCAGCGAGGAGGTCGGCCAGCTCCCCCGGGGTGAGCCGTTCGGGCGGTATGTTCTCCGCCCACTTCCGGGCGATGGCGACCAGTTCCTTCGACAGCTCGTCCGGTACCGGGGAGCGGTACACGTCCGCGGTCGCTTCCGCGATCAGCTCATAGCCATCCGTTGACGCATAGCGCGAGATGAGGTCCGAGACGGACACCTGCCGGTCCCCAGCGTGGCGTTTCACCGCGTCCGCGATCTCCCTGATGTACGGGTTCGCTGTGTTCGGCCGCGAGGTCTTGCCGGTGAGGTCCAGCTCGTCGGCCACCCCGGACACCTCACGCGACACGAGCCGCGCACGGAAGTCGATGATGTGCCCGAACTCGTGGGACACGGTGTACCCACCGGAGTCGTTCAACGCCCCTGGGGTGAAGTAGCCCGACTCAGCTGCCCGGACGTGCGCTTCGATCACCCGCTCGCCACGACCGTTCTTCCAGTAGGCGGGGTTCAGCTCGATCCGGCCCAGCGACGACGCCTGGCCCATCGTGCCGGGACCCATCGTGTTCGCGAGGCTCGAGTCCCCGTACGCATGGCGGGCCACGGTGGAGGGGGTGCCCAGCCCCTTGAACGTCTCCGTGGTGACGGGGTAGTCCCGCATCATCTGGTCGAGCTGGCGGGCCGCGTCGTCAACGAGCTTCGGGTCCATCCGAGCGAAGTCCATCAACCGGTAGCCCACATCCGGGGTGGCCCGGAGCGCCTGGGCTACCGGGTCACTCGAGGGTGGGAGGACGCGGTCGGCCCACCGGTCCTTCATCGCCTGGTCGGCTTCCTTCGGGGTCATCGTCCCCGCGGGCAGCTCCTCCGGTACGTGGTGGCCCAGCTCCCCCTGGGGTGGGGGTTCCACAACGTCAGGCTCGAGTACCGGTTCCCCTCCCGGCCCCACCTCAGCACCCGGGATGATGATGGGCTCGAAGTCGCAGATACACCCGGCGTGGTCGCCCGGGAAGTAGAACCCCGTGTCCGGGAACGAGCCCGTCACCGCGAGCGCGTCGTCATCGAAGTTCACGAACTCGAGGCCGTCCAGCTCCACGTGAGGCTCGAACGGACGGGCACGCATCGCGGGGCCGTACACCCACCGGTAGCCCTCGATGCCAGCGCCACCGTCGAGCATCCCCTCCCGCAGCGTCTCCCCGGTACCGATACCACCGGACGGGGTGCCGTCGATGTTGCGGAGCGCGACCCACGCCCCCCCACTACTCGAGCCCCCCGGGAGCGCCGGGTCGTGAGCTGGTGCCATGCCCTGCGCCCCGCCCGCGCGTGCGATCGCCTCCCGCAACATCCCGGTCGGGACCTTCGAGGTGGGATCGAATTCACCGATACCGGGGTCGAGGGGGTTCGGGGAGAACAGCCGCTCACCCCCCAGCGTTGACATGCGTTCCTTCAACCATCCCCACGCACCGGACAGGTCGTCGGCCTGGCGGAGCTGGAGCAGGTCCCTCGACGCGGCGTCGATCCCGGACGCGACCTCCCCCGCGATGTGAAGCGCCTGGGACTGGGCGTTCTGGCCCCACGCCATGAACTGACGCTCGAGGTCATCCCACGCCCCAGCGAACGGGTCTGTCTCCCCCAGGGCTTGCGCTGTCAGCGTCGGGCCCAGCGTCCGGGCCGCTTCGATACGGGGCACCTGTAGGAGCAGCGCCCGGTTCGCTGACGCTTTCGTGCGGAGCTGGTTCCCGACCCGCTCGAGCGCACGGGTCATCGCGTCGTTCGCGGCGACCGTCAGACGTGCGAGGAGGTCACGGTCAATCGCGGCGAGCTGTGCTCCCGCGTCGCTGCCTCGTCCGGGCCGTCTGCCCCCCTGAGGAGGGCTGGCGGACCCCCCTGGCCCCGGGGAGGTCCCGTCCTGAGGGCGGGGTGGCGCGTCTCCTGGCAGCTCGAGGGTAGGGGTGGCCGCGGCCATCAGCTCGAGTACACGCCGCAGCGCAGCACCCGGAGCGGGTCCCGGGGGTGGGGTGCCCTCAGCGGGTGGAGCTTGAGGCAACGCCTCGACCTCGATGGGCGTGCCGAGCAGTTCGAGGAGAGCCTTGGTCAGATCGGCGGTGAGGATGCCACGGCGCAGACCAGCGGCAACCAGCAGCTCGAGCGGGTCCGGTGCGTCCTCCTCGTCGTAGCCGTTGACCCGTCGCCACACCTCCCCGGAGATGAGGCCCTTCTCGAGCCCGTAGTCCGCTGAGTCGGCTGGGTTCGGGTTCGCGATCAGCTTCGAGGGGTCGTAGCCGATCACCAGCCGGTCCGCCCACTCCTGGGTTGCGGGGTTGTCCGCGAGCTGGGGGCGTAGGTACGCGTACGTCAACGCGTCCATGAGAATGTCGGCCTGGGGTGCGAGGTAGTCCTCGAACTCGTCGGCGTCCACCTGAGCGGCGTTCGCGAACGTCGTCTGCTGGTGGCCCATCACCTTCTCGACGGGCTCCGGTAGCCCCCGCGCGATGCGCTCCACCCGGCCGTTGATCCGGTCGTCAATCGCGGCGTCCGTCTCCCGGCCGAACGGTATCCACCTGACCTTGTCCAACAGCTCAGCGGGACCCCGGATGAGCATCGGCTGGACGACCGCAGCGGACATCGGGTCGTCAATCGGGTCGAGGAGGCTGGCCTCGAACTCCTCGAGGAACACGTCCCGCGCTGCGTTCTCCCCGCCCTCGTCCTCCGTCTCGTCATCCGGCCCGAAGCTGAGTTCGTTCGGGAGGAGGAACGCGCCAGCTGAGTGCTTCGACAGGGACTCCGCGTACATCTGCTGGGTGAGCGACGTGACCGTCCGGGCGTCCACCACGAGCGGGCGGAGGAGGCTGTCCGCGTACACCTGGAACCGGGGGTGCTCGAGCCAGACGCGGATGATGTCGTCCTTGTCGGTGAGGAGCCGCCCCTGCCCCTCCCCCTGGTCCGGGTCCTTCACGGTGTACACGCCGTCTTTGTTCTGCACCTCGTCGGTGGAGCGGACCTGCCAGTCCTCCGGCACAGCGACCGTCTCGGTGACCCCCAGCGCGTTCACTCGAGTCTCGGTCGTCGCCGCGAACCCCACCACGTAGCACTCACCGACCACGATGAAGTTCTGCTCGAGCTTGCGGAGAATATCGGCCTGCCCGCCGCGAAGAGACTTGAGGCGAGCCAGCTCCTGAGTGGCTGCCGCGGCCACCTCCGGGGGTACACCGGACAGCGGGTCGTCCACCGGTACCACGTCGTCGTCCACGACGATCGCGGGGTAGATCCGCAGCTTCGCCATCTGGTTACCGAGCCGCCAGACGCTTTCCTTGATCTCAGGGACTTCATCGAACGCGTCCCACGCGTCGGCCTGCCACCCCTGGGGCTTCGCCCCTTGGCGCTTCGCCTCGATCCGGTCCCGGAGGTTGATGCGGGTGGCCGCAGCGACGAACGCGCGGGCCTTCACCGGGCGTGACCCGTTCACAGCCTGTCCCCCGCGCGCCATCGCCGGGGATGCTACGTCCCCCGGGGGTCAGTGAGTGTCGATGACCCCCGCGAGCTGAGCGACCGCGAGACCACGCGCGAGCGGACCCCACACTCGAGGAGCGACACGCCTCGCGACGGAGACACCGACAGCGACGTACACCCCGACGCACCACGGGCACGTCACCAGGACCGCCAGCTTCGGTACGTCCTCCCCGGTGGTGAGTTCGTACGCGTCGAACCAGTCATCTATATCGTCGGGCTCCTGAGCCTTCTCGGTCCTCCACCGGTCACCGTGGGCGGCGCGGTTCAGCACTCGAGCGACGAACCGCTTCCTCAGCGTCTCGGTGATGGTGTCCTGGGTGACCAGCCTCGTGATCCGCGCGGCGGCGAGCGCGTCCACCCCCAGCTCCTCGAGGTTCACCATCCGATGTACTCCACCAGGCCCATGAGATCGGACCTCAGCTCGAGGGCTTCCTCCCACGTGGCGCGCTCCCCGATGGTGACCTCCGGCTTCCCGTCGCTCAGCTGGGCCAGGACACGCCACCCGCCCGGGAGAGGCACGAGCGACACCTTGACGATCTGGTTCCGGTTGACCCACGGGCCGCGCTCAGCGTCCACCGCGAACCAGTCGCCGTTCGTGACGCTCACCCGGTCACCGCGAGGAACAGCACGAACAGGACGAACAGCACATAGCCGATCAGGAAGCTGGCGAGGATGAACACCGCCACGTCGAGCACGCGGTCGAGGAGCTTCACACCGTCCCCCCCGAGCACCACAGCACCCCGTCAGCGTCCACGTAGCACTGGTCGCCCAGCCACGTGGTGCCGTTGTAGCTGTGGACCTTCGGGTGGTGGAGACGTTCAGCGTCGTACCGGAGCGCACCCAGTACGGCGCACACGATGAGGAGGAGAGTCAGGAACCCAGCGACTAGCGCGAGCTGGGGGGCGGTGATGCCTTCACGGGTGCTCACCGGACTAGGCCTCGCGGACGTATGGGGAGCCCGCGGTGTACGTCGCGGAGTTCAGGCCCATAGCGGCGGACTCGTGGAAGCGGACAGAGTCCACGTCCTCTGACTCGTGGGCGGGACCGTGGGTGTCGAGGCGACCGGTCACGGCGGTGGACTGGGTGGTCGCGTAGAACACCCCGGTCGGGTTCCCGTCGCCCCGGTACCCATCGGCACCAGCGGGCACGAACAGGGGGAGCCACAGCCCCTCGATGGCGTTGTTCGCGACGGTCTGCTCGGGGGTCTCCCCCGGCTGACCCCACCCCGGGGGGAACGGCTCGTCCCACAGGTTGAACGCCTGTCGCTTCGCGTTCTCGAGGTAGCTGTAATCGCCGGTCAGGTACGTGTCCCCGTAGGTGGCAGCCATGTTGTCGGCCATCTCCTGGGCGCTTGCGAATAGCTCAGCGGGTGTAGCCATCAGGTGGTCCTTTCAGGTTGAGTGATTCAGCCGCCACCGCAGTTGCAGCCCTCGTCCTTGACGAGGATGGTCCCCTCCCCGGTGGTCAGCTCCCACAGCTTCCGGGAGACGTGAGCCACGGCGGAGACGGTGGTGGACTCGAGGACCGTGGTAGCGGTACGGCCCCGTCCGGTCTTGATGACGAGGGTGCCCCGCCGTGCGGAGACAGTCACCTTCTCGTGGCGTGTCCCGTCCGGGAGGTCCACGGTCGCGACAGCCAGTGAGAGTCCACGCATGGCGGTGGAGGTTACGCCGGGGGGCGTATGCGGACGGTCACCGTCACGTCGTCGGATGGGCTCAGCTCGAGGTGTTCCGGCCACCATGTCCGGGGGAGCTGGTGGAGGAGGTCCACCGCTGCACCCAGGAGCGACATTGACGGCCGCTCGAGGGCACCAGCGATGGTGCCGCACACCTTGAGGAGAGCCACGTCGTCGTCGGACCACTCCCGGGGATTGCCGGAGCCTCGACCGGCGACGGAAGGGAAGAGGACCCCAGCGCGGACCCAGTAGTCCGCCTGGCGGAAGGTCACCCCTGCCTCCTGAGCAGCGACGATGGTCGAGACGCCACGCTGTAGGACGCCAGTAGTCATGACCGTCACGTTACCCCCCTCGTGGGGCGGACCGGGGTAGGGTCTTCGCCCATGCAGCGACTAGCCCGGTGGGCTACCGCGTGCTCCGTGGTCCTCGTGCTGGGGGTTACCCCACCAGCTGGGGCGCAAGACGCGACCCCAGGCTCGAGCGATCTCACCGTCCCGACCGTGGACTTCGTAGCCCTCGACCGGTACATGCGCGCGCTACCACCAGACACCCTCATCAGGATCGCATTCGCGGACACTTCTGCCACCCAGTCGATGTTGAACATCGCGAGGCGGGAAAGTGGACTGGCGAAGGGCGGTCGTGTCCCCGTCTCCTATGACCCGGCGTGTTCGGCGGCTAACCCCCGCTCGAGCGCACGGGGTCTGTTCCAGACGCTCAGCGGGTGGAGCGGCCTCGCCGCCCAGGTCGGGCTGAGCTGGGACCGGGTGGTGGGGGCTGACTGCCTGGACGACGTGCTCCTTGCACGTGCGATCTACGCCCGCTCAGGACTGGGCCCGTGGCAGTAGCTACCTGAGCGCGCGCGGGGAGCTTCCCCGTCGCCGCTGACGCTCGAGCTGGGGAGCGGGACAGCCGCTTCAACGCCTGGGAGCACGCGTCCACCTGGTCGTCGTAGGCCCCGGCGTCGGGGAAAGCCGCTGTCTCGTCCAGGAACGACGCGAGCCCCGGCCAGTGCCCGTTCAGGTGCACGTCGCCAGCCTCGATGATCCCCAGGTACGCGCGCATGCGGACCACCTTCGAGCCCTTCACGTTCTGAGCGACGATCCCTGCGAGGCCTCGTCTCATCAGGCGCTCCACCCCGGGGCGCTCCTCGAGCGTCACCCCCAGCTTCGACGCGATCTCGTCGGACAACTGCCATCCCGCCTGTGGCTTCTTCAGCTGCTCGGCCACCTCCGGGCCGTACCCAGCGTTCTCGTAGACGTGACGCTTGCAGGAGGGGTACCGCAGCGCGAGGAGGCACATAGCCACCCGCGTCTCTACCTGGTTCCACTGGCCGCGTATCCCGTCAACGAGGTAGTAGTGCGAGCCGACCCGACCCCACACCTGGCCCACGGTGTAGTCCCCCGTCTCTTTCTCTTTCAGCTTCATGTCCCAGCTCGAGGTCATGTCGTCGTACCGGGGGGGGAGCTGGTCCTCGATCCGCCACCACGAGCGCAGCAGCTCGTTCCCCTCCTCCGGGGCTGGCCGTTGCTGCTCGAGCGCGGACACCAGGTAGGTGCCCATCCCCCGGTGCTTGTCGAGCGTCTCCTCGAGCGTGAACCGTTCCGGCTCGATGGGCTCCCCCACCGCGCGGCCGAGCACGTCGCCGTCCTCCGCCAGTGAGGGCAGCGCGGTCACCTCCCACTCCTCCCCGGTGTCGTCCTCCGTGCCCTTCACCAGCCGCCCGGTGAGGTCGTCCTCATGCCACCGGGTGTGGACGACGATGATCCACGCGTCCCCGTCGTCCAGCCGGGTGCGGAGAACAGACCGGTACTGGTTCCACACGTGGTCGCGCTGGTGGCCTGAGTGGGCTTCCTGCCAGTTCTTGAACGGGTCGTCCACCACGACCCCGCCGTGGCCCCCAGCGCCGAACCCAGTGATCGCGGAGTTGATGCCCGCGGCCATGAGCCCCCCGCCCTGTTCGGTGACGAAGCGGTCGAGGCGGCGGCGGTCCAGGCGGAGGGTCGTCCTCAGCTCCGCCCGGTGGGCTTGCAGCGTGTCGCGGACGAATACGGCGTCCTCGTTCGCGAGGTCGTCGCCGTAGGCGGAGATGATGATCTTCGCTGTCGGGTACCGGTCGAGGCACCAGACGGGACCCCACCCTCCCACGAGGAGCGACTTCCCGAACCTCGAGGGCAGGTTCCATATCTGGCGCTTCGAGCGCCCCTCTACAGCGTCAACGAACTTCTGGCTGAGCAGACGGATGTACGGCCACAGCCGGTAGTCGCCCCCCGTGAGGTGGTGAGCCATCGTTGCGGGGTCCGAACGCCAGCCGATCGCGTAGTGCTCCGCGAGGGTGGACTCGACCTCCTGGGCGTCCGCGAGCGCGAGGTGCGCGGAGAAGGCTTGGAGCATGTCCGGGGGCGCGGCGACGAGGAGCTGGGCCAGGTCGTCGGTACCGGACTCGAGGCGAGGGGGGAGCGTCACACCCGCCACAGGTGAACCGCCGAGTCGTGGGGGACCTCGTGGGTGGGTGACACCTCGAGCGTGAAGTGACCGAACCCAGCTCCGCGGACTACGTGGTCCACGCGATACACGACACCCAGGACGAGCACGTCGCCCACCCGGGGGTCGGTGCCCTCCCACTCCGTGGAGCTGAGCGTCGTAGACCCCGGAGGATTACACCGGACCTCACGTTCCAGGGGCACAGGCGCAAGCCTGGCGGCACCATCAGCCCCGTGCGGTTCACCCCAGCCCATCAGCGCGGGTGGAGCTGCCGGGACCGGAGCTGCCCGCGCGCGGAGCGCACCGACGCACGCGCGGGGACCGGTACCGGGGTGTCCACGTAGCTCAGCTCCGGCCACTCCCGAAGCATGGCGTTCACCGCCGCGGACAGCGACACGTCGTGCTCCTCAGCGAAGTCCCGCACCAGGTCCTCCACGTCAGCGTCCAGCCGCACCTGGGCCACGTCACTCCTGGGGAGAGGACGCCAGCTCCCTGCCCGCGTCCACCCCTGCCAGGTACTCCCGGAACGCGTCAGCGATCCCCCGCGCGCGGTCCTCACGCGACATGGACGACGAGGAGGTGGCGTCCATCTCGAACCGTCGCCGGTACTTCTCCGGGAACCTGCGCTCGAGGAACCACGCGGCGGGCTGCCAGCGGGGAGGAGCCGTCTCGGTCCACTCGACCCGTTCCACCTCGACCATGAGCCCGTTCACGAGCTGGTGTTTCACCATGCGCTTCTCGATGGTCCACCCGCCCATCGCGACCTGAGTGACGATCTGTAGGCGGGCCAGCTCAGCCTCCGCCTCGGCCTGTTCTAGGTCATCAAGAAACTGGGCGTATCGCTCCTCCCCCGGGGACAGCTCGAGGGCTTGGGAGTGCTTGGCTCGAGCGTTGCCTCCGGCGCGTCGCCAGTTCCACAGGGTCTGCGGGGTGATGTTGGCTCCTGCGGCTGCGTCGTCTAGGTCCGCGCCGAGGCGTATGCGTTCGAGTACGTGGTCGGCTGCGCTGATGGTGGAGCCGTCGCGTCGTTGGCGTACGGGGTCGTCCAGTTTCGGGGGTCGTCCGCCTGGCATGGGTGTGACGGTAGCCGTGCGTACGCGTGACCGCCCCGGACCCTATGGCGGGAGTCCGGGGCGGTGGTGGTACCGGGGGAGCCTTCCGAGCACCCTGGTACCGGGTGGGAGCTGAGGGTGGCCTTGGGCGAGCCTCAGCTCCGCGGGGGCTGAGATTAGTCCTCGTCCTCGAGTGGGTGGATGGTGGTTGCCTCGCGGGCGTGCTCGAGGGTGGGGAGTAGGTCCTCGTCCAGCGTCTCCCGGTAGTGGGTGGGGCACAGCTCAGGAGCGCAGCAGCTCGAGCGGGGCGTCTCTCCCCGGAGGAGGTGCACGCGGTCCAGGGTCGCGAGCGCGGACCGTTCGAGCATGGCGGCTTGCTCGAGGCGTGCCTCCTCGAGCGTCTGGATGGTCCCGCGGGTACCGGAGCGGCGGAGCGCGAGCCGTGCCTTGACCTTGCTGTCGAACACAGCGATGGAGTAGCCGAGGCCACCCCAGGTGTTCGACCACACCCGGTCCTCGCCGTACCACCAGGACACGTCCTGGAACTTCGAGCCGTCGCTCCGGGTGTGGGTGGTGCGCATGGCGACGACCCAGCCGGGGCCGGTGAGGTCGTCCGAGTAGTGGGTCACCGTCCCCCCTCCCACACGTGAGCGCACTCGAAGCATGGGCAGGTCACGTGGAACGGGTGACGGGCCGGGAGGAGCTGGGGGCGTTTGCGGTTGTCGAAACGTCCGGGCTTCCCGGACTCGAGGAGCTGTAGCAGCTCGATCACTGGGTCACCTCCCCAGCTCCGCAGGTGCACTCAGGGGACCACGAGCCACGGCATGAGCGGGTGTGCTCACGGACCACGTGGTGTCGCATCCGGGCGGCGTGCTCGAGGCAGAACGTGCCGACCTCGACGGGCTCGTCTCCGCTGGTGAACACTGGGTCCACCCTCACGGTGACCACCCCGGGGAGCGAGCAGCGGGTCCCGTTGCCGGTCATCGCCACCTCGTCCCCGAGCAGGTACTCACACTGGTCAGTCATGCCGTGGCCCCCTGACGCTCGAGCGCAGCGAGGGTGGAGCGGGCAGAACCGACAAGGGACCGGAGGAACGAGTCCTCAGCGTCGAGGGTGGAGTAATAGTCCGCGTCCCCCCGGAGGTTCCGCACCTGGGCCGGGGTGAGCCACGCGACGATCACGGTCTTGGTAGCCCGCTCGATCTCGTAGGACCCGAACTCGAGCCCCCCGGTGTCAAACCGGGAGAGGTGGTCCGCGAAGAACGTCGCCGGGAGCCTGAGCTGTACCGACTGCACGTGGCGGTCCGTCCAGTGAGCCCCGTGGAGCTGAGCGGCTGCCTTAGGCACGTCCGGGAGGGACGACTGTTCGCCCAGGGGGATGGTGGAGAGGTGCCCGCAGGAGGGGCACTCGACGCTGTAGTCCAGCGTCTCCTCGTTGACCACCGCGCGGGCGTAGGGGCAACCCACGGGCCGGGGCCGCTCGTTCTGAGCCGTGAACGCGCTCATGACTCACGCGCCATGCGCTCGACCAGCTTCTTGACGCCGACGTGGCTCATACCGGCTGCCTCCGCGATGACCCGCAGCGACACCCCCTGAGCGTGGAGTGAGACGACGATGCCGTTCCGGGACGCCTCGAGGGACACGAGGTTGTCGGCCACCGCGTGGAGGGTGGCCAGCTCCATCTCCTGGGTGCTCACTGGGTCACCGCCGCTGTTGCCTTGACGAGGTTGGCGAGGGCCACCTTCTTGGACGGGAACGGGACGGTGGAGAGGCGGGCCGGGAGCCCGGGGAGCACAGCCTGGACGAACCAGGCCATCCGGTAGTCGCCCCGGTTGCCCATGAAGTCCGCTGACCTGAGGTAGCCGTGGTGGAGGGGGGAGGTCCTGGTCCATGTCGGGCTCCGTCTCCTGGACGTAGAACCAGTCCACCCGGGAGTCGTGAGCGGAGGTGTACGCCTCCTTCGAGGGTGGAGCGGCCACAGCGGACGGTGTTGAACGCAGCGTCTGGCTGGACCGACTGGGGCTCGAGCACGAGGACGTAGATCTCGTCCGTGTCCTCGTTCACGTGGTTGACCAGGAACTCGAGGTCCGGGGTCTCGGGGGAATAGGTGTGGGTGGTGCTTCGCCTTCCGTGCTGCTTCCTCACGCCACCGGGGCTTGAACGGGCAGGGCATCAGGCGACCTCCGTGGCGAGCACACGATCCATTTCAGCAGCGATGAGAGCACCAGCGCGGGTTAGGTCCTTCAGCCGCGCGCTCGGGCTCAGGTTGCTCGCCTCACACGCTGGCTTGAACCCGTGCGGTTTGTCGATCCAGGGCCAGACCTCCCGCGCCTCGTCCATCATCCCGATGGCACTGAGTGCGTACGCGATGCCTGCCCTTGCGAGCACGCCTCCCAGTTGCTCTACGTCATGGCTCACGTCGTAGCCCTCAACGTCGATCTGTCGCCAGCGTTCCACGACGATGCGCTCAGGTCCTGTGAGCAGTCGCTCTTGCGACTTGAACGTTGTGCCCA